GCTCTCGCTCTCGGGGCGCGACATCGGCGACCTGCCGTCTGTGGCCGATCCGGCGCGGAAGGAGAGGGCCGCTCGTGACTTCCGATTCTTCTGCGACGCCTACTTCGCGCAGACGTTCCACTTGCCCTGGTCGCCCGATCACCTGCGCGTGGTCGCCAAGATCGAGCAGGCGGTGCTCGAAGGCGGGCTGTTTGCGATGGCGATGCCGCGCGGCAGCGGCAAGACGAGCCTCTGCGAGGTCGCGTGCCTGTGGGCGATGCTGTACGGCCACCGCGACTTCGTGGCGCTCATCGGCTCGGACGAGGAGCACGCCGCCGGGATGCTCGAGTCGATCAAGGCCGAGCTGGAGAACAGCGAACTGCTCGCGGGCGACTTCCCCGAGGTCTGCCACCCGATCCGGGCGCTGGAAGGCATCCACCAGCGGGCGTCGGGGCAGCTTTTCCAGGGGAAGCAGACGCACATCGGGTGGACGGCGCGGGAGATGGTGCTGCCGACGATCCCGGGCTCGCCGGCGGCGGGCGCCATCATCCGTGTGGCGGGGATCACCGGCCGCATCCGCGGCATGAAGCACAAGCGGGCCGATGGGACATCGGTCCGCCCGTCGCTGGTGCTCATCGACGACCCGCAGACGGATGAGAGCGCCCGCAGCCCGAGTCAGTGCGCCAACCGCGAGCGCATCCTCGCCGGCGCGATCCTCGGGCTGGCCGGGCCCGGGAAGAAGATCGCCGGGCTCATGACGCTGACGGTCGTCCGCCCCGACGACCTGGCCGACCGCATTCTTGACCGGGACAAGCACCCGCAATGGCAGGGCGAGCGGACGAAGATGGTGTACGCCTTCCCCGTGCGCGAGACGATGTGGCAGCGGTACGCGGAGCTGCGGGCGGAGGGGCTGCGGAACGACCGGGGCCTGGCCGACGCCACCGCGTTCTACGGTCAGCACCGTTCCGCGATGGACGAGGGGGCGCAGGTCGCCTGGCCGGAGCGGTACAACCACGACGAACTGTCCGCCGTCCAGCACGCGATGAACCTGAAGCTCCAGGACGAGGCGGCGTTCTATGCCGAGTACCAGAACGAGCCGCTGCCGGAGGTGCAGGCGATTGATGACCTGCTCAGCGCGGACCAGATTGCAGCGAAGGTATCGGGGCACCAGCGGGGCGAGGTGCCGATCGGCTGCACGCGGCTGACGATGTTCGTAGATGTGCAGGGCAAGGCGCTGTTCTACGTCGTGGCCGCGTGGGAGGACGACTTCACGGGCTACGTGATCGATTACGGCACCGAGCCGGACCAGAAGGCGGCGTACTTCACGCTCCGCGACATGCGGCGCACGCTGGCGACCGCTGCGCCCCGGGCTGGCGTCGAGGGAGCGATCTACGCCGGGCTGGAGCGTCTGGTGGCGTCCTACCTCGCCCGCGAGTGGCGGCGCGACGACGGCGCGATGGTCCGCATCGACCGCTGCCTCATCGATGCCAACTGGGGGTCGTCCACCGACGTCGTGTATCAGTTCTGCCGCCAGAGTCCGCACGCCGGCGTGCTCATGCCCAGCCACGGCCGGTACGTCGGCGCGAGCAGCATCCCCTTCTCCGACTACAAGCGCAAGCGCGGTGAGCGGATCGGCCTGAACTGGCGCATTCCGGTGGTTACCGGCAAGCGCGCCGTCAGGCACATCGTCTTCGACACGAACTACTGGAAGTCATTTGCCCACGCGCGCCTCGCGGTGCCCATGGGCGATCCCGGGTGCCTCTCGCTGTTCGGGACAAAGCCAGAACCGCACCGTCTGCTCGCCGAGCACCTGACCAGCGAGTACCGCGTGAAGACCGAGGGGCGCGGCAGGACCGTGGACGAGTGGAAGCTCCGCGTCGAGGGACTCGACAACCATTGGCTCGACTGTCTGGTCGGATGCGCCGTTGGTGCATCGATGCAAGGCGCCGTCCTCTTTGGGACGGACCACAAAGTTGTCGCGCGGCCTCGGCTGAAGCTGTCGGCACTCCAAGGGGGCCGTCGCTGATGCCGCGCATCAAGCGCCAGCCCCAACCACACGCCGGGCCAAGAGTCGGCTTGGTCTGTAGGACGTGCGGGTGCCAGGACTTCCGGGTCGTGTACGTGAAGCACCGACCCGGTGGTGTGGTCGTGCGCCGGCGCGAATGCCGCCACTGCGGTCGCCGCGTCATGACTCGCGAGGTTCAAGTCTGAGGTCGATCTATCGACCGAAGTGCGCGCGGCGTCCGCCACCTCGATCGCGTTTCGCGTAGATGCCCCGTAGATGCGGCCACGTAACGCCGCAGGAGCCCTTATGCCGGAACCCGCCGACAACCTCGAACAGGCCATCCGAGACAACGCATCGCAGCCCGCGAAGGCGTCGGGCGACGGCCAGTCCGTCGAGCAGCACTCCCTGAAGGACCAGATCGAGGCCGACCGCTACCTCGCATCCAAGGACGCCGCGAGGAAGCCCGGCCTCGGCGTCAAGTTCGCCAAGCTCGTCCCGCCGGGCGCGGAATGACACCGCTCCCCATCCAAAACGCTCGCACCTTCATGCTTACGACCATCGCCAACATCTTCAGCCGGACCACGCGGGGACGAGGGACACCCTCGACCTCTCGCGGAGGCACGCTCGCCGCCAGCCCGCACGGACGCGGGCTGGGCGGGCGGGGTGCTCGTGCGATGGCGGTGCGCCGCGCGTCGCGTTCAGTGCTTGCCAAGTTCGACTCGGCGCAGACCACTCCCGACAACCGCAAGCACTGGGCAGCGGCCGATGGCCTTTCACCCAACGCGGCGGTTAGCCCCGAGGTCCGGCGCATCCTCCGCAACCGCGCCCGGTACGAGGTCGCCAACAACTCCTACGCCAAGGGGATTGTCCTCACGCTGGCCAACGACACGATCGGCACCGGCCCGCGGCTGCAGATGCTCACGGGCGACGCCGCGGCCAATCGCCGCGTGGAGGAGCTCTTCGAATCCTGGGCCGAGGCGATCGACCTCCCGGGCAAGCTCCGCACCATGCGGCTCGCCCGCGCCGAGAGCGGCGAGGCATTCGGACTCCTGGTCAGCAGCCCGGGCATCCACTCTCCGGTCAAGCTCGACCTGCGGCTCATCGAGCCCGAGCAGGTAGCCACACCCTGGCGCGTCGGGATGCGAGTCCCCGAGAACGAGGTCGATGGCGTCGTTCTTGACGAGCACGGGCTCCCTATGGCGTACCGCGTGCTGCGCCATCACCCTGGCGACTGCGGCGGCTGGGCGGGCGGAGCGGGCGGCGCCCCCGATCCCTCGGCGTTCGACACCCTCCCCGCCACCAGCGTGCTGCACTATTTCCGGCCCGATCGGCCGGGGCAGATGCGCGGTATTCCGGACATCACGCCGGCGCTGCCGCTGTTCGCACAGCTGCGGCGCTACACGCTGGCCGTAATCGCCGCCGCCGAGACCGCCGCGGACTTCGCCGCCGTGCTTTACACCGAGGCGCCTGCCAACGGCGAGGCCGATCCGCTGGAGCCGATGGACGAGGTCGAGCTCGAGAAGCGCATGGCGACGGTGCTCCCTGGCGGATGGAAGCTCGGGCAGGTCCACGCCGAGCAACCGACCACAAGCTACGCGGAGTTCAAGCGCGAGATCCTCAACGAGATCGCGCGCTGCCTGAACATGCCATTCAACGTCGCGGCGGGGAACTCCTCGGGGTACAACTATGCCAGCGGCCGGCTCGATCACCAGACGTACTTCAAGAGCCTGCGCGTCGACCAGCACCACCTGCGGCTCGCAGTCCTCGACCGCCTGCTTAGAGCCTGGCTCGATGAAGCCGCGCTCGTCGAGGGGCTACTCCCGCAGTCCATGCGGATACGCGGCGCCGCTATTCCGCACACCTGGTTCTGGGATGGCGTCGAGCACGTCGACCCCGCCAAGGAAGCCACGGCCCAGGCCACGCGCCTGGCCAACCACACGACCACCCTCGCCGCCGAGTTCGCCCGCCAGGGGCGCGACTGGGAGGACGAGCTGCGCCAGCGGGCGAAGGAACTCGCGCTCATGGCCGATCTCGGGCTCCCGCTGACGACGACCGCCCAGAACGGCTCCGCGCCGCAGCGCGATGAGGAACAGGAGACCACCGCCGATGCAACGTGACACGATCAGCTTTGCCGACCACCCGCTCGTCATCCGCGCTCAGCACGCTGGCGACGGCGACGCGGGCCAGAAGAGCCTCTCGCTCACCGCGCAGGCGGAGTTCGAGTTCGTCGCGGGCGCGAGCGGCGACGCGGGGGCCAGCACCGCGCTGCCGAAGTTCCGGATGGTCGCCTACACCGGCGGCCCGATGAAGGTCGCCGGCTGGCGGCACCCGGTCGTCATCGACCTGGCGGGGCTGGCGATCCCCTCTCAGTCCCGCCCCATTCGCTTCGGCCATGACGCCACCGCAGGCGTGGGGCACACCAGCGCTGTCGCCGTCGAGGACGGCAAGCTCGTCGCCTCGGGGGTGATCTCCCGCGACACGCACGCGGCCAAGGAGGTCGTGGCCTCAGCGCGGAACGGCTTCCCGTGGCAGGCCTCGGTGGGCGCGAGCGTCGAGGCGTTCGAGTTCCTCCGCGAGAACCAGTCCGCCACCGTCAACGGCCGCGAGGTGCAGGGACCGCTGAACATCGTCCGCCGCGCCACGCTGGGCGAGATCAGCTTTGTGGACCTCGGCGCCGACGGCGGGACGACCGCCAGCATCGCGGCCTCCGGTGAGGCGGGCGGCGCGGGCGGTTGTCACGACGTCGGTGCCGCCGGGGGCGCGCCGACCGCCGGGGGGAGCGGCGCGGGGACTCCTGATCCCGTCCGCGACTTCCGCGCCCAGATGGCCGCGGAGACAGACCGCGTTGCTGCGATCCGCCGTTTGTGCGCCGGGGCGCACGCGGCCATCGAATCGCAGGCCATCCGCGAGGGTTGGGACGCCACGCGCACGGAGCTGGAGGTGCTGCGCGCCAGCCGGCCCAAGGCCCCCGCCGGTCCGGCGATCCACGCGAACGGCCAGGCCGGTATCACGCAGAAGGTGCTCGAGGCCGCGTGCATCCTCTCGGGCCGCTTGGAAACTCCGGAGAAGCACTGCGAGGAGCGTGACCTCGAGGCCGCCAGCCGTGCCTTTGGCCGCACGATGGGCCTGCAGGAACTGCTCCTGCACGCCGCGTGGGCCAACGGCTACTCGGGCCGCACCTTCCGCGACTGGCACGGCGTGATGGATGCGGCGTTCGGCCGCCCCCACGACCGCATCGAGGCCTCCGTCGGGAACAGCACGATCAGCATCGCCGGCATCCTCTCCAACGTCGCCAACAAGTTCTTGCTGGAGGGCTTCTTCAGCGTCGAGCGCACCTGGCGGAACATCTGCGCCGTCCGCAGCGTCACCGACTTCAAGACCGTCACCAGCTACCGGCTCACCGGCAACGACGGGTACGAGAAGGTCGCCCCGGGCGGCGAGATCAAGCACGGCACGCTCGGCGAGGAGAGCTACTCCAACAAGGCCGAGACCTACGCGCTGATGCTGTCGATCGACCGCACCGACATCATCAACGACGACCTGGGCGCGATCACGACCGTCCCGCGCAAGCTCGGATCGGGCTCGGGCAAGACCATCAACGAGGTCTTCTGGGCCGCGTTCATGGCCAACAGCGGCTTCTTCACGGTCAGCAACAAGAACTACATCTCCGGCGCCGACACGGTGCTCTCGATCGACGGCCTGACCAAGGCCGAAGTTACCTTCATGGACCAGGTGGACTCCGACGGCAAGCCCATCGGCGTGCTGCCGTCGATTCTCCTTGTCCCCACGGCGCTGTCGGCGATGGGCAGCCAGCTCTTCAAGAGCCTGGAGCTGCGCGACAACACCGCCAACGCGCGCTACCCGGTCACCAACCCGCACCAGGGCAAGTTCCGCGTCGAGGTCAGCCGCTACCTGGGCAACCCCAAGTTCACCGGCAACTCCACCAAGGCGTGGTACCTGCTGGCGGATGCGAGCGACCTGCCCGTGGTCGAGATGGCCTTTCTCAACGGACAGGAGTCCCCGACGATCGAGACGGCCGAGCAGACCTTCAACCGCCTGGGCATCCAGATGCGCGGGTACCACGACTTCGGCGTCGCGCTGCAGGACCCGCGGGGCGGCGTCAAGAGCAAGGGTGAGGCGTAATGGGCGATGTGCTGCCGGGCGGGGGAGATGGCGGCGGCGGAGTCACACCAGTCGAGCCGGAGGAACCCGGCAGCGGAGGATCTCAGATGTCCACGACGAAGTTCGTTCAAGATGGCGCGGCGATCGACTACACGCCGGTGGCCGACATCCCCGCGGGCACGGTGGTCGTGCAGGCGGACCTGGTCGGCACCACGTGCGTCGATCTCAAGGCAGGGCAGCTCGGCTCACTGGCGGTGCAGGGGGTCTTCGACTTCCCGAAGGCCGCCGGCGCGGGCACGGCGTTCGCGGTCGGCACCCTGGCCTACTGGGATGCGACCAACAAGGTCGCCACCAAGACGCTCACTGGCAACAAGCTCATCGGCAAGGCGGTCCGCGCCGCGGCCGACGCCGACACGGTTGTCCGCATCCGCATGTCGCAGTAAGGGGAGGGCGGCGTGGGCGATCTGCTCGATCAGGGCGCGGCGTTCCTGGACGACCAGCGGCACCGGCACATGAGCCGCACCGTGGTCTACAGGCGCGGGACGGAGGCGAAGGAGGTCCAGGCCACGATCGGCCGCACCGAGTTCGAGCAGGCGGATGAGGCGGGCCTGATCCACCGCACGGAGTCACGGGACTTCCTGATCCGCGCGGCGGACCTGGACCTGGGCGCAGGCCCGATCCAGCCCAAGGCGGGCGATCAGGTGCGAGAGCAGGTCGGAACGCAGGTTCTGGTGTACGAGGTCAACGCGCCCGGAGGCCAGCCCCCCTGGCGCTACAGCGGCCCGTACCGCAGGGCAATGCGGGTTCATACGAAGTTCGTGGGCATGGAGGATTGATGGCAGGATCGAACGGACAGAACGGCAACGGCACGAAGGCGCGCTGGGCGGGCATCGCGGTAACTGTGGTTCTGGCCGCCGGCGCGATCACGATCCAGTGGGGCGTCGTCACGGCCAAGCTCCAGCAGGTCGAGAAGCGACTGGACGAGCTCATCGTCGAGGCCCGGGCGCTGCGCACCGAGTACCAGTCCATCGAGCGGCGGGTGTCGTATCTGGAGGGGCGGCTGAACGGGGCGAGCGGGAGGACCGGCCCATGAGCACCATCGCCGCCGTCGCCGACGCCGTCGCCGCGCACATTAACGCGGGCACCTTCTCCCAGCCTGTGGTCGCCGAGCGCGTGTACCAGCCCGCGCTCACGCTAGAGGACCTCAAGGACCTGCGCGTCTCGGTAGTTCCCCGCACGGTCGGCATCTCGGCGGCGAGCCGCGACAGCAGCATCTACGAGTGCGTGATCGATGTGGGCGTGCAGAAGAAGCTGCCCGCCGATGGCGAGCAGGCGGAGATCGACGCACTGCTGGACTTGGTCGAGGAGATCGCGGACCGCCTGCGCCTCAAGCGGCTCCCGGGCGCGCCCGAGGCCGCGTGGGCGGGCATCGCCCACGAACCGGTGGTCTCGAGCGAGAGCCTCGAACAGCACCGCGTATTCACCAGCGTGCTCAGCGTCACCTACCGGGTGAGGAGGTAAGCGGTGCGGAACCTCGTGCTCATCCGTTCAGACCTCGAGGAAGGCGAGAAGCCCCTGTCGGCCGCGCCGCTCGTGGCGACGTTCACGCTGGCCGCAGCGCACACGAACACGATGGACGTGGTGCTCGCGGACGGGAAGGGCACGGAGATCCCGATCCCGCCGGGGGGGCAGTACCACTTCGAGCGCGTGAACCTGGCGGACATCCTGGTGCGGAGCAAGGCGGGCGAGGCGGTGTTCGTGGTCGGTCACACGGCCTGATGGATCAAGGAGGCGACGATGGCGATCAAGCTCGGGATGGAAGCCAAGCTGCTCTACAAGGTCGGGGGCCAGGGCGGTGCCGGTGCCTGGACCGAGCTCGGCAACGCGCGCGACGTGACGCTCAGCCTGGAGGCGGGCGAGGCGGACGTGACCACCCGCGCCAATAGCGGCTGGCGGGCCACGCTCGCCACGCTCAAGGAGGCGAGCGTCGAGTTCGAGATGGTGTGGGACACGGAGGACGCCGGGTTCACCGCCATCAAGAACGCCTTCTTCCAGAACGACCCCATCGGGCTGCAGATCCTCGACGAGACCGCGGGGCAGGGGCTGCAGGCGGACTTCTCCATCACCAACTTTTCGCGCAGCGAGGCGCTGGAGGAGGCGATCACCGTGTCGGTCACGGCGAAGGTGACCTACTCGGCGACGGCGCCCTCATGGATCGGCGGCTAAGGCAAGGAGGCCATCGATGCGTTCATTCAAGGACAACGAGGGTCGCCAGTGGGCGGTGGACATCAACGTCGCCGCGCTCAAGAGGGTGCGGGGCCTCACCGGCACCGACCTGATGCAGGTGGTCGAGGGGACGCTGATCGAGAAGCTGATCCGCGACCCGGTGCTCCTGTGCGACGTGGTCTACGCCATCTGCAAGCCGGAGGCCGACAGCCGCGGCGTCTCCGACGAGGACTTCGGCCGGGCGATGGCGGGCGACGCCATCGAGCACGCGACGACGGCGGTGCTGGAGGAGCTCGTGGGTTTCTGCCCGAGTCCGAGGGACCGGGCCAACCTCGGGCGGGTGCTCCAGGCCACGCAGAAGGTGATGGACAAGGCCCGGGACCTGGTGGAGAAGCGGCTCGACAGCGGGGAGTTGGACCGCCTCGCGGACCGGCTGCTCTCCGAGGGGGCGACTGCTGGCGGCTCGTCCACCAGTGCGCCGGCGTCCTCGCCATCGATCCCGGCCCTCTAACGCTCCGCGAGCTCGTGGCGATGCTCGACGGCAAGCAGCGCCACGACTGGTCCATCGCCTCCGCCGTCATGGCGCTCCTGGCCAACATCCACCGCGACCCCAAGCGATCACGCCGAATCGCCCCCAGCGACTTCGACCCATTCGCCAAGCGCTCCCCCGCCCAGCGGCACGCCAAGGTTGGCGTGTCGGTCCTCAAGGACGTGTTCATCGACGGCAGGCCCCCACGGGTGCCCGCCGCCGCAAAGGAGGCTCACGGATGAAGCTCCTCAGCTCGCTCTCTGCCCGCCACTACGTCTACATCGCCGGCCTGGTGCTCATGGCGCTGGTGATGGCCTCGTGCGCGGGGCTGGACCTGGGCGACCTCGTCAGGGTCAAGACGCCCAACACCATCCAGCAGACCACCGGCCTGTCCTCGACCCTCAGCCTCAACGAGGCAGAGGTGGAGTACCAGAACTGGTTCAACCAGACCCAGTCCACCGGCGCGCAGTGGAAGAGCAACATCGAGCGCGCCGGCGAGATCCGCGGCCTGCTCGGCCAGCTCACCCTCTCGGCCCTCGACACCGTCGGCCCGACGGTCGCGGGGCTGCCCGTGCTCGGGCCGGCGCTGCCGGCGCTCACGGGGATCGTCGGCCTGTTCATCGGCTCGGGGCGGCTCCGCAAGGAGAAGGAAGCGTCGTTCAACAAGGGGCTGGAGAAGGGCAGCGGCCTGGGCGGCGGCGCTGGCGGGAGCGGCGCGTGATCACCATGCGGATCAAGGACATGTTCTTCGACCGCGCGGCGGTGGTCCGCGCGGTCGATGGGGCCAAGCGGAAGGTGCTCTCCAAGGCCGGCGCCTTCATCCGCACCGCCGCCCGCACCAGCATCCGCAAGCGCAAGGGTTCCGCGCCCGCGGGCAAGCCGCCGCACTCGCACGAGGGGAGCCTGCGGCGGCTGATCCTCTTCGGGTACGACAAGGCGGCGGACTCCGTCGTGGTCGGCCCGGTCGGGTTCAGGAAGAGCGTCGCCCCGAACGTCCTGGAGTATGGCGGAGACACGGTCGTCCTACGCCGTAGGGGCGGGAAGCTCACGTCGCAGCGGATGAAGATCGCCGCTCGCCCCTACATGGCCCCTGCGCTGGAGAGGGAGCGCCCGAAGCTGCCGCTGCTGTGGCGGAACTCGATCCGGAGGGGGAGCTGACCGTGGCCGACACCCGGGGCATCCGCGCGGGCCGTGCGTTCGTCGAGCTCGGCGTGAGCGACAAGCTCAGCACCGGGCTCCGCCGCGCCCAGAAGCGGCTCCAGGCGTTCGGGGCCGGCGTGCAGCGGCTCGGCGTGCGGCTTGCCTCGATCGCCACCGCCGCATTCGCGCCGCTGGGGATCGCGGCGGTCAAGGCCGCTTCGGATGCCGAGGAGTCGCTCACACGCTTTGCCCAGGTCTTTGGACGCGAGGCGGACGCCGCGGGGCAGTTCGCGGACGACTTGGCCCGCCGCGTCGGGCGCTCGGGGCTTGCCGCCCGCGATGCCCTCGGCACCTTCCAGTCGTTTTTCACGGGGCTCGGGTTCGCAGCGCCCGAGGCCCGTGAGCTCTCGCAGACGCTCACGGAGCTGGCGATCGACTTCGCCAGCTTCAACAACCTCTCCGACGAGGAGGGGATCGAGCGGTTCATCTCGGCGCTCTCGGGCTCCAGCGAGGTCCTCGACCGCTTCGGGATCAATATCAAGCAGGCGGCCCTGGAGCAGGAGCTGCTGCGGATGGGCATCCATAAGTCCTGGACGGAGGTGACCGAGCAGGAGAAGTCCCTCGCCCGGCTCAATGTGATCATGCGGGCGATGGGCGACCAAGGAGCGGTCGGGGACGCGACGCGCACGGCGGACTCGTTCGCCAACCGCATGAAGCGGCTCCGGGGCGAGATCCACGATACGGCCGTGGCGGTCGGCCGGGCGCTGCTCCCCGTGCTCACGCCGCTCGTGCAGGTGGTGACGGCGGCGGTGCAGGCGGTGCGGTCCTGGGCCGAGCACAACCCGCGGCTGGTCGCGACGGTCTTCGCCGTTGGCGCGGCCGTGGCCGTCGCGGGCGCAGCGCTCATCGGGATCGGCCTGGCCATCAGCCTCGCGGGCACCGCCTTCGGCGGGCTGGCGACCGCCATCGGTATCGCGGGCGCGGTGCTCGGGGCCCTGATGTCGCCCATCGGCCTGATCATCGCGGCAGTGGTGGCGCTGGGCGGCACGATCGCGGTCACCTCCGGCACCGGCGGCGAGGCCCTCGCCTGGCTCATGGAGCAGTTCACGCGGCTGCGGGACTGGGTCGGCAAGGTCGTCGGCGGGATCTCCGACGCCCTGGCGGCAGGAGATATCGCGCTCGCGGCCGAGGTCCTTTGGCTGTCCCTAAAGGTCGCCTGGCAAACGGGCGTGGCGGCCCTGAACAGGGTCTGGCTCGGGGCCAAGGAGTTCTTCGTCTCGACGGCCTACGGCATGTGGTACGGCGCGCTCGCCGCCGCCGAGATCGTCTTCCACGCCCTCGAAGTGGGCTGGATCGAGACCACGGCGTTCCTCTCCAAGACCTGGACGCGCTTCGCCACCGGCTTCCAGCAGGTGTGGGAGTCGGCCTCGGCGTGGGTTGCCAAGCGGATGCTGGAGATCCAGGGCCTGTTCGACTCCGGCCTCGACGTGGACGCCGCGAAGAAGGCGGTGGACCAGCAGCTCGAATCGCGCCTCGTTGAACTGGAGGACGCCGCCCAGCGCGACGTGGCCGCGCGGGAGCGCCGCCGGGCGGCCGAGCGCGAGCAGGCGGCCGCCATCCACGAGGCCACGCTCGCGGCGATCGGCCAGGACTTTGAGAACGCGCAGGACGCCCTGCGCAAGGACACGGAGGCGGGCCTCGCCGAGTCGCGTGCCGCCCTCGACGCCGCCAAGGAACGCCTAGCCGCCGCGATCGAAGATGCCCGCCGCAAGCGCGAGGCGGCGGACGCCGAGCGGGGGCCTTCACGTTCTCCTCGCGATCTCATGGCGGAGTTCGACGAGCGGATCGCGGGCCTGGGCGACCTGCTCGCCAAGGGGATCAGCGTGCGCGGCACGTTCAACGCCAAGGCCTCGCAGGGCTTGGCCGCGGGCAGCGACGCCGCCGAGCGCACCGCCCGCGCGACGGAGCAGACGGCGAGACACACCAAGCGACTGGCCGACGCGGTCGGCACGGGCGGTTTGACGTTCGGCTGAACGGAGTGACGGATGCCCATCGAGGTGCGCGAGAAGTTCGAGTCACGCCGGCTCGTCAAGAGCGTCACGGGGAGCAACTCCTCGGCGGAGCTCGCGTACATCGTCCTAGGCACGGAGAGCGACATCGCCGCACGCGATGCCCTCGAGGCCGAGGCCCCGGCCAACTACGCCACCCTGCCGCGCCAGAGCGTGCAGGTCGAGCCCCTCGGCCCGGGCCTGTGGGACGGCGTGGTCCGGTACGCCCTCTCCGGCGGCGGGGGCGACCTGCCCACGGGCGAGTCCACCTTCCAGTTCGACACCGGCGGCGGCACGCAGCACATCACGCAATCGCTGGCCACCGTGCAGCGCGTCCCCGCGCCGGGCATGGTTGCGCCGGACTTCCAGGGTGCCATCGGCGTCAGCGCCGACGGCGTCGAGGGGATCGACATCACCGTCCCCGTCTACCACTTCGCCGAGACGCACTACAAGCCCGATGCCCAGATCACCGGCGCGTACAAGGGCGTCCTCTTCAACCTCACCGGCAAGGTGAACAGCGACGGCTTCCGCGGCTTCGCGCCCGGCGAGGTGCTGTTCCTGGGCGCGAGCGGCTCGAAGCGCGGCAGCGGCGTGGAGGCCGACTGGGAGATCACGTACCGCTTCGCCGCCAGCCCCAACGTCTCGGGCCTGTCGATCGGCCCGATCGGCGGCATCACCAAGAAGGGGTGGGAGTACCTGTGGGTGCGGTACAGCGACCAGGAGGACACCGCCGCCAAGGCGCTGGTGAAGCGTCCCATCGCGGCTTACGTCGAGCGCGTGTACGAGAGCGGGAGTTTCGCGGCACTGCAGTTGGGATGACCCCCACGACCCCCACGAGAAGACATGGGTGACGACCTCCGCAAAGTCCGGCCCGGCGATCCGCTCCGCATCCCCGCGCGGGCGTACAACGCCTTCGTCGATGCGGCGCTGGAGACCAAGCGCCGCCAGCAGGACCGCCGCGGCGGTGAACTCTGGGACGGCGGGCGCTCCTTCATCGGCGGGGGCGTCGTCGCCGTGCGCAACGACAGCGGCGCGGACCTGGAGCGCTACCACACGCTGGCCATCGATGGGCCGCTGTTCCTGCCCGGCGAGGACGGCCCCGAGAAGTCCTTCCAGAACCGCCTGGCCTTCAAGGGCATCACGCCCACCGACGCGACGCGCCCGGGCTCCTTCGCTATCGCCCGCGAGCCGATCCCGCAGGGCGAGGTCGGCCTGTGCGTCGTCCACGGCGTCACGCCCGCGCGGGTGCTCATCGAGGACGAGGAGCACGCCTTTGCCGATGTCGCGCCCGACGAAACCGTCCTCGCCTCCGCGGGCATGGGCGGCACCGTCATTCTCTGGAAGGAGGAAGGCGTCGGCGAGAAGTGGGCGCTGGTCGAGGTGGGCCGCCCGCGCGGCGGCCGCATCGTCGCCATCCTCGGCGCGGCCCGCGAGATCGAGGGCGAGCGATTCCGCTGGCGCTACCCGTGGACCGAGGCCGCGATCGACGGCGATCCGGCCAGCGACACCTTCGGTCGGTACATCACGCTGGAGGAGGGTCTGTCCTCCAAGGGCGCGGGCGGCGAGGAGGACCCGGCGCGCTGGGCGATCAACAGGTTCGAGAGCCACCACAGCGATGTGCCCGACGAGGAACCCGAGGGCACCGACGGCTTTGGCGGCCTGCGCTCGCTCTTCGTGCCCGGGCAACTCGAGCCGCTCGACCCCGCGGGCTACTGCCCGCGAAAGGCTGCGGTGCCGATGCTGCGCCCCATCCTCAAGGGCGTCGCGGTGGAGATGTTCGCCGAGCGCGACACGCGCGGCAAGACGGTCTGGGCGTTCCAGGCCCTCAATGGAATGGAACTGGTCGAG